CCCTGGTAGAACAGGCCGAGCGGGGACCAGTTCACGATAAGCGCGCCGATGCCGCTAATACCGCCGGCAAAGGCGGCCTTCACGCCGTCCCAAATGCCGCCGAAAAATTCTTTGATCGGTCCCCAATACTTGTAGATGCCATACGCGGCCAGGCCAATAGCGGTAATCGTCAGGCCTATAGGGTTCATCAGTAGCGCGCGGCCGATGAACATGATGGCCGAGCCAACCAGGCGAAGCGGTGAGGCGGCCATGCGGAACACGTTTGCCAGCAACCCGCCCTGCATTCCCAGCGTGGTCATGCTGAACCGCAGGACCGCCATAGGGCCGAGAATGGACGCCACGGTGAGCATGAGGCCGCCGCCCACGGTCAGCACCAGGGCCAGGGCGGCGGCAGTCTTCATCAGGCCGCCGGCCAGCTTCGGATTTTCGCGCGCCCACTGTCCCACGCTTTGCGCCATATCGCCCAGCCATTCGGTGGTGGCTTTCAGTTCTGGCGAGATAGAATCGCCCATCGCTACCAGGCCGTTTGTAAATGTGCCGCCGGCAGCTTCCCACAGATTCTTAAGGGTGCCGAGCTGGGTATTTACGCGCTGCTGCAAGGACGCCTGGGCGTTCATCTTGGCTTGCACTTCGCCGTAGCCATTCGCGCCCTTTTCGATCAGTAGCGCGACGACTTGCAGCGTTTCCGCATCGTCCCCGAATACCTCTTTCAGCACGCCCAGGCGCTTTTGCGTGGTGAGGCCTTCAAGCTTTTTGAACTGCTTGAACATTTGATCGAAGCCGCCGAACTCGCCTTTACCGTTCGTGAATTCCAGCTTGTTACCTGGGCCGAGCTGCTTGTTTGCCTTGTCGATCTTCGCTTTGTCCATCGACATCTGGAAAATCTTGCGGTATGCGTTGCCGGCGGATTCGCCGGCCATGCCCGCCTGGTCTGCCATGACCAGCAACGGTGCCAGGGCTTTCGCCCCTTCCAGGCCTTTTACCTTGAGCGTGTCCATTGCCGGCGACAGCTTGGCGAAGCCTTGCAGCATGTTGCTGTCATCCACGCCGAGATAGAACGTCTTTTGGATAACGTCCATCAGGCCCATCATTTCCTTGTCGGTGGAGCGCGTGGCGTCCTGCAATTTCGCCGCGAACTCGGCCGCCTCTGCCGGCGCTTTCTTGAGCTGGACGCCCAGGTAGGCGGTGGCCTCTCCCACGCCGCCCAGGATGGTTTGCGCACCGATGCCCTGGCGACTCAACATGGTCATCATGTCTTGGAAGTCGGCGGTGGTGCCTGGCAGCTTGTCGCCCAGCTTCATCGCCAGGTCGTTGATTTTCTGGAATTCGGGAGGAACTACCGCGCCGGCGCGCATCAAGGCAACCTTGAGCTGGGTAGCGGAATCCTCGGCCTTGGCGTACTCGGTGACAGGTGCTTTCAATGCCGCGCCGGTGACAGCGCCGGCGGCCAGCGCGCCAGCGCCGCTACCGGCCAGGCGGCCGGCGGTTGCCTGGGTGCGTTCCATGCGGCTACGCGCCTCGGCTACGCGCCGCTCGCGCGCGGCCAGCTCAGCCAGGCGGGCTTGCTGCTGGCGCATCGCCGCCGTGGTTGATTCGATCTCGCCGCGCAAGTTGCGTTCGTGCTGCGCCAGGCTGCGGGTGTCGATGCCCGCGCCGGCCAGGCGGCCGCGCAGCTCGCGCAGCTCGTTTTGCTGCCGCGCCTGGGTGGCGGTCAATTCTGCTGCAGCCCGCTTCGCGCTTTCAAAATCCCGCGCCATCGCCCTGGTCGGCGGGCCGGATCGCCCCATCTCGCCGGCCAGGGTTCTAACGCGCTGCTGCGCGGCGGCGAGCTGGGCGTCGGTGTCGCGCAATCCGGTGCGCAGCTCGCGGAACGCGCCCACGTCCTGTTGCGTCTTTCCCAGCTCTTTGAGCCGGTTGCGGGTTTCGCTCAGTGCTTTAGCCGCGCCCTTGTTCCCTTCCAGGACATTGCGCAGCGGCCGCGTTACGCGGTCCACCATATCGAACAGCACGCGCAATTTCAGTTCGTTTGACATTTACTCGTTCCCACTTCGTATGCGCGCTTGCTCGCGCCAGTCCATCAGTTCAGCCAGGCTCATGCCGTCCATCGCCTGTGGCGTCCAATGGAACACCACGGCGATATCGGCCATCGCGTTTTCTACTCGGTCGGGGATTCCGTGTTCGCTGGCTGCTCCTTCGGCAAGAAAAAAGCGTTGAACAGCCCGCCCAATTGCAGAATGTCGGCCGGGTCCAGGCGGTACACGTCCTGCTCGGTCAGCATCGGCGTGGTGATGCGCGGGAACACCTTTGCCATCGAGTCGATATCCAGGTCGACGATGGCGGTCAGCTTGGTGCCGCGCAGCTCGCCGGCCAGCGGGCGGCGCAAGGTCACGTCGGTGATGGTCTGGTTGCCGCGTTGCAGAGGCGAGGTCAGGGTGTAGGTGTTCGGGTCTTTAACGGTGGTGGTGGTCATGGTGATTCCTCAGTTTTCTATGTTGGGTGTCCCGCCCGATCGGGCGGGGATTGGGTTTGAATTACAGGCCGATCGCGGTACGGACTTTCGCCAGGTTGTCCACGCCGTTGATTTTTTCGATCATGTTCACCAGGTCGATTTCGATGATGTCTTGGCCGTTGATGGTCAGCTTGTAGTAGCTCAGCTCGGTCTTGACTTTGAACGGGCTGGCGTCGCCTGGCTTGGCATTGCCGAAATCGAATTCGCCGTGGCGGCCGCGCATGACGACTTCCACCGCGTCCGGGGTTGCGTTGTCCTCGGCCTGGTATGCGCCGGCGAAACGCATTTGCACGCCGTCATGGGTCAGCGAGCCCCATTGCTCCAGCACCGTGCGCATGATGCCGCCGTAGGTGCATTCGATAGACATACCTTCCTGGCCGTAGTCCAGTTTGATAGGGCCGTTCATGCCGCCGCCGCGCCAGTCTTCCAGCTTTCGGGTCAGCTTCGGCAAAGTGACTTCCGACACTTGGCCCTGGTAGTTGTTACCGTCATTGAAGACAGCGAAGTTTTTCAGGGTGGTAGGTAAACCCATGCTCTCTTTTCCTTGCTATGGTTTGGTGATTGGTCAGGACGCCGCGATGCTGGCGGCGAAGTCCATCAGGTAGGTATCCGTAATGCGCTGGATCAGCTCCAAATCTTCCAGCGGCGGCACCGGGGTGTAGTCGTAGGAGATGCGCAGCTTGCCGGCCTTGAGGTCGTCAACACTGTTGAGCGTGTCGTCATACCAGGCGCTACCGTCGATGATGTAGCCGCCGGCTTTCAGCGCCGCCAGCTTGGCGTTGATGCCGTTCAGGATGTCTTTGACCAGGGATGCGTACATATCCTTGTCCACGGCCCACATATGCGCCTCGGCCATCGTGTCGGCCAGGATTTGCGCCGTGCGGGTGTAGTTCTCGAAGGCGAACAGCGGATCATCGGAACAGGTGCGGCTACCCCAGAAGCGGAAGCCATCCACGCAAATCAGGGTCGTGATTTCCTTGCTGTTCAGGTAGCCCGCGTCGGTGTTCGGGTCTTGCAAGTCCCAAAACACGTCTTTGGAAATGCCGGTGACGCCGTTGACCGCGACGTTAGAAAGTGTCTTATGCCAGCCAGTATCGTTGTCGATCTTGGCGCGCAGGCCCAGGGCGTAGGCCACGGCCGGGACTACCGTTTCTTTCTTGGTTACGGTGTCCAGCGCCAGGAACTCAGGCCAAATGACCATGACTTCGCGGGCGGCGAACAGCGCGCGGTAGGCGGCCGCGTCTTCCTTGGTGGCGCAGCCATTGGCCGAAACGTAGGAGAAGGCGCGCAGCTTCTGCGCGGTCGCTACAACTTCGGCCGCCACGGCTTGCGTATCGAGCCAAGGCGCGCCGATGATGCGCGGCTTGACCTTCAGGCGGCCTTGCGCGCCAAGCAGCGCCTTGAGGCCCGTATATTTGCCCTGGGGCGTTACGGTGCCGATGACGTTGGCGGCGGTTTCCGCCGGCGTCGCGCCTTCGGCCACGCGCACAACCACAGTGAGCGGCTTGGTCTGCGCGCCGATGGCTACCAGCGCCGCGCGCAAGGTGCCTTTGGTGCCAGCGCTGCCCAGCGCGGTTACAACGTTGGTCAGCAGTACGGGCGTATCCAGCGGGAATACTGCCGGGTCTGCATCCTCGGCGGTGCAGACCATGCCCACGATCGAGGACGATACGGTGCGGATAGGGCGCGTACCCTGGTTGACTTCGGTGACGCGGATACCGTGGTGGTAGTCGTCGTTTGCCATAAAAAATTACTCCTGGTGGTGGTGATAAACCGCGATCGCGGGTGCGGTCGTGGTGCTGTGTGTGCTGACAGTGGCGACAGCTTGCCGCGCGCGTGCGGGAAGCGCATCAACTTGCGAATGTGGTGGAAGCGGGTACAAATGACTCGGCCGGTTTTTGTCAGAAACCGGCCGAAAAGGGAGGGATTTACGGAGGCCGCGGCGCGTTATACGCCTTCGGATTTGCTGCAATGGTCGGGGTCGATTCGGTCAAGGATGCGACATAAGATGCAGCCCCAGCGCCGCCCCTCTTTCCTGGCTCGGCTTGCGCGGCTGCTTACCGTTTCAGTGTCCAGGCCGCCGGTGGCGGCGTTGCCTACGCGATCGTAGCCGCGCGCAATCCGCCAGTAGCGGTCGCTTCCTGTGACGATCGCGGCAAGCATCCACAGGGACGCCAGGGCATGCGCGAGCTGACAAACCAGGAAGATAGCGAACTTGGCCGCGCGCTCGCGCAGAGATTCGGCCAGTTCAGCTAACAGCTTCCCGATTACCGCCGCGCTCATACCGGCTTCCCGCTGATAATTGCCGCCAGCCGCTTGTCGCGGTTTTCTGGTGCGATGACGCCGGCCGCTACCAAAGCGTCAATGGTGTGTGCGATCGCCGCTTGAACAGCGGACGCCGACAGTACTACCTCGGTAGTACGCGGATCGTCCAGCCGGCGCATGAACAGATTCACGCCCACGTCATCGGCGCGAAGTTCTTCAATAACCATCTGCTCTTGAATTGTCCACAGAAAATGGAATTCATTCGGGCCAACAGTCGGCGGTTTTGGCGTAGGTTTGCTGAATACATCGACGCCATCAACTACATCATGGGTCCAGCCTTCTTCCACCTGGGTTTCGGTCGCGACTAAAATTTTCACCACGTCTTGAGAAGGGCATTCAACAACCACAAGCGGGGAGGTAGGCAAGGCTGTGCCGACTACGCGGCCATCAGTAACAAAAACGATTTTCATTGTGCTTCTTCCTCCAGGCAAGAAACGAGTACGGTAGTACTTGCTACGGTACCGACTGTCAGGGTTTGATTTGCTCCGACAAACAACTTCAACGTCACTCCTTGCGAGGCTATCAAGCCGCTGACGCCATTGATGCTGATTGCGGGAACGCTACTGCCAGAGGCGGTTAATAGGACTTGCGAATTTACTGTCGGGGTGTAGGAGAGACTCCCCACGCCGTTAAGAATTCCGAGAATACCGGATGCCATTTCCTTCCTTTCTTAGTTGATGTTTCGGCGCACGCGCGACGAAGACTGCATACCGTTCATGATTACGCTATTGCCGACGATGCTCATACGCTGACCTGGCGGCGTTTGCGATTGCGCGTCGACGTTGTAAGGAGCCTGGAAGCCAACGGCCAGGCTTATCGATCCGGTGTACTGGACCTGGGCTGTTTGTCCCTTGGCCGCGTTATTCGTGTAGACGCCGAGAGGGATAAATCGAGGCATGTAGGGCATGATCTGGCCGACAAACAGGCCGCCGGTGTTGGTCTGCCCCGCCAGCACGGCGAGGTCGGCGCTTGCCTTTACCGGGTTCACCAGTGGGAAGAACACAGGCGGCGTGTTCCCATATGGGACATAGGGCGTAGGCAGCGCCACATAGGGGGCCGCCAGGTTGTAGTTTGCGTCGAAAGCACATTGCAGCGAGCCACCGGAAAGCATGCCGATCAGGGACAGGCCGCCCGCCTTGGTCGCGTACAAAGACACGTCGGCGTTGCTGTTGTAGGTAAGCGGAATTTGGGCGTAGGTGTAGGACTTTAAGACTTTGCCAGTGGTGCCGCTGTGGAAGGCAAGCGTAATGTTGGTGCCGCTGCCCATCATGGCAACGGCAACATCGCCATTCGCCAGGCCGACGATACGCGGGTAGGTCGCGCCGGTGGATACGGCTCCCGCACTTGCCGGGGCGGCTGCTTGGATGCCGTTCGTGTTGTAGAGCGTGACCGTCAAATTTGCTGATACCAGCGATGCGACGGCGAAGCCGCCAGCATTACCGTTCGGCGTTACTGCGCTGTAGTTGCTGTTGCCGCCGCCGGTGGCCGCTGCTGCCGCTACGGCGGTTCCGTCATTCTTGAATTTCTGCACCATCGTGCCATTGGTTTGCGTGCTGTAAGCGATGACAAAGCCGCCTCCCTGGGCAGCGGAGAAAGCAGCGCCTTGCACAAAGCCGTTGCCGCCGCCGGCCAAGGCCGTATTGGCTTTGACTACGGTGCCGGTGGCGTCATACACCGCGTAGGCCGTCACTGGAACAGACGTATTCATGTATGCCAAGGCGAATCCGCCGTTGCTCAAGGCGAGCGCGTAAATTTGCGTGCCACCACCGCCCACTCCGGTAATGGCGGCGTTGACGGCTGTAAGCGCTTTCACCACGGCCCCGTTGTTGTCGTAGACGCCGTATTGCACCCAGGGGGCCACGGTTCGACCGAAGGCGAGGGCGAAGCCACCGCCGGTCAGTGCCGCGATGGAAACACAGAAAGCCGTGGTACCAGTTGCGGCTGCACCGTCCACAGTAACCACCGCGCCCTGCTGCTGGCCGGCGTTGTTGAAGATGGCGAACTGTACCGGGAAATTGCCGCTGTTGAGCTGCCACGCGACTACGTAGTTGCCATTTGAGAGGGCCGCGCCGGCGATACAGTTCAAGCCCCCCCAGGAGCTGGACTGGTTGGTGCTGTTGATGCCGTTCGTATCGGTCGGCCGCGCCGGTGCCGGCATCAAGATAGCGTTGATGATCGGCGTCAGGTTGACGATTGGCCGAACCGAATTTGCCGGCACGGCTGGGTCCGCGCCGTAGTAGGCGAGATTGTCCTCGCCCAGCACGGCGATTTGCCCTTGCTGTACGTCCTCGCCTACGGTGACGGTCGTGTAGTAGACCGGCTGCGAAGAACTGGCGCTAGATGCAGCGCTTACATTACGTCCCATTGCTTACTCCTTACTGTTTTTCATAGCCGTAGATGGCGTAATCTGTGTTTGCCTGGTCGCATTGCACGAACACGTTGGTTCCCGCAGAAACGGCGATGCCGGTGCGCTCCAGTGTCTTTCCTACCTCGGAATCGAATTCCAAGAACCGCGTTCCGGCCGCCTTGCTGTCCGCGCCAGGGCCGAGCGCCAGGCGGACTTTCACCGGCCCCAGGGACTTGTTGCAAAACGAGACGGTGATCGTTGCCGCCACGGCCGGCGCGGCGCACGCATAGCCGATCTTTTCTTTCCCGGCTTCCAGGGTGCCGCCGCCCAAATCGCCGCTTTTCACTGCCATTGATGTGTTTCCTTTCTATCCTGCTGCGTTAAAAAATTCTTCGGCCCAGCGGTTGGCATTTGCTGCAGCCGCCCTGGCGCCGTTGACGTACTGCGGGTGCGGATCGGCCGCCGCGATGTGACTGGACAGGCGGGCCGCGTCCTGCTGGATCGCGTCAGCGGCCAGGCCGATCGTGTCGTAGAAGGCGTCGGCCTCGGCCTTGGTCAAATACTGCGGGTGAGGGTCCAGCGCCGCCATGTGGTCCGCGATCGACTGCAACACCGATTGCGCCGTGGCGTAGGCCTGGGGATTGACCGAGAGGCTGATAACGGCCCCGTTGACGTATTCCATGTAAAAACGCACGATCATTGCGCGGGCGCTGCCGTCGGCGGCCGCCACCTTCTCCACCGCCGGGTAGTTGCTGACGGCCATGACCTTGCCTGGTACGCGGCCACCGATCAGGGCCAGCTCGCGCGCGGTCCAGCCGCCCACGTCTTCCGGTACGGCCGCTTCAAAAATGAACCAGGTGGGGTGCGTCGGGTCTTTCTTGATGCTGCTGATTTCCACCTGGTAGACCTTGTTTACCAGGCCGGCGGTGTTCTCGTCCGGGGCGGTTGCATGGCCGTTGCCGTCCCCGATAGCGATATGGGTGAACGGGACAACTTCGCGCGCTACTTGCGCGTCCGCCAGCTCGGCCAGGCCGGCGGCGGTTATTAGGGAATAGTAGGTTTGGCTCATTTCTGTTTTGGGTAGACGCTGGTAATGATTACGTCCTGTACCGCCACGCCTACGCTGATTGCGGGGCGGGTCTTGGCGATAAACTGGACGGTGAAATGTGAACGGGCTGGCTTGACGGCCGCCACCTGGCGTTCGATCGACTGCGCGAAAACTTCCGTCATGCCCACGTTTTCCGTGTCCACGTCGAGGCGGAAGGTGTAAGGCACGCCGCGCGGCGATTGCTGCCACCACTCAACGACATCAGCAGTCACGCCCAGGGCCGCCAGGGCGGATTCGACGGACGCCACGGTGCCTTTCTGTACATGGACCTGGTAGGCCGATTTGATGACGGCGCGCTTTTGCGCTTCGCTCCAGGCATCGTCCCAGGCGTCCACATGGACGGCCCAGGCCAGCCACGGCAGCAGCGCTACGGGGCATTTGTCCGGGTCCATAATCTCGCGGATCGTCACCGGCAAATCGCCGATGACGCCGCAGACTTCGGCCAGGACGCGCTCTAGCCGCGTGGCGTTCGGTGGCAGCAGGTTAAGCGCCATAGACGCCGCCGTAAGCCAGGTCAACCAGGGTGCAGTTAGGCGCTTGCCGCTTCGTCGTCACGATGTCGGCCTGTGGCAGCTCCAGCACCACGTTTTCCATCCCTGGGACCATCAGGGCCGCTTCGATGCCGGCGCGCGTGGCGCGGCGGCCCAGGCGGTGACAGGTCTGTATGTAGGTGTCCAGGTTCTTGCGCGCCGTCGCCAGCACCACGCTGGAATCCGGGCCGGGAAAGGTGTACAGGATGCCGCGCACCATGTAGCCGAGAATCTCGGCGCTCTCCACAATAACTTCATCCGTCAGGGGGCGCGCGGTCTTGCTGTTCAGCGCGGCGGCGACGGCCGCCGTCAGCTCGCCGCTGGCTTCGCCCGCGCCGTCGCGCGCCAGGATCGTGACGCGGACTTGACCAGGCGTAGGGCTGTCAACGGACGCATCGAGTACCCGCGCGTCCGCGTTGCGCGCCAGCGACTCGTAAGCGCCTTCGGGGCCGGCCACAGACAGGCTTTCCGGTGCGATCTGGATTCGATAGCGCAAGTCGCTATCGCTTTCCATCACGGCGGGAATGCCGTTCTCTTCGTCGGCGGGCGTCAACACCTGGCGTTGCAGGTTCTTGCCGGCGGCGAGCTGGTCCAGGTCGGTGCCTTGCGCATAGGCGAGCATCACGGCGCGCGCGGCGTCGTTGATGCGCTGGCGCAGCACCATTTCGATAAAGGTGTTCTCCTGCAAGCTGCGGGCCAGCGGTTCCGACTCCAGCGCCAGGGTGGCGGCCACCTCGGCTTGCTGGTCGGCCGGCCACAGCGCAATCATGCGCGCCTTGCGGCTGGCGTACAGGGTTTCATAGTCGATGACTTCGACAACGGCGGGCGCGGCCAGCAGCGTTAAATCAATCGGCGTGCTCATACAGTCCTTTCAGCGGAGAGAGAAACGGACGTGTTGACCAGTTCGCCGGAAATCCGGGTGGTGCCTTCGATGTCCAGGGATTGTTTGCCGTCCATGCTCGGCGCGCCGGAAATGGACACGCGCGTCAGCTTGAGGCGCGGTTCCCACTTCATCAACGCCGTGGCGGCGGCGGCATACAGCCGCACGCGCGTGGCCGGATTGTTCGGCGCGTCGATCAGTGAAAAAATCTTTGATCCGAAAGTACGGCGCGCGACGCAAGAGCCTTCGGGCGTCGTGAGGACTTTTCCGATTGACTGGTACAGGTGCGCCAGGCCTTGCAGGCTGCGGCCGGTTTTTGCGTCCATGCCGATCATTTCGCCGGCCCCACGTCTTTACCGTCACCCTGCTCCTGGTGGACGTGCTTGACCAGGCTGATACCTTTCGCCGTAATGTCGTCGGTGGCATCGATGCCGCCGTTGATCTTGGCCGCCTTGCCGCCAGATCCTGGCGCGCTGCCGCTGCCGGTCATACCGCCCAGGTAGGCCAGCGTTTTTTGAACGGTCAGGTTTCCTGTGCAGAGGGTGTCAGGTGCGTCTATCGTTACCTTTTTCGATTTGATCGTTGCGCTGTCGTCGGCGTTGATGGTCGCGGCCTTCGTGTTGACCGTCGCGCTGTCGCTGGCGTTGATAGTCGCGGCCTTCGTGTTGATCGTGACCGAAGCGGGAACGGTGAAAACAGCGGTGCCACCTTCCGGCATGGTCACGGTGAGCGCGTGCGCTTCGTGGTCGTATTCAATGACCGCGCCATCGGGATAGCGCCGGGTATGCGTGGTCGGCTTGTGGCTCGGCGCTTTCACCTCGTCGGTGTTGATGCCGCGCAGCGCTACGCCCTCGGTGGGATCGCCGCCAGGGCAGAACAGCAAGACCAGTTCGCCCACGGTCGGCGGGTTCCAGTCGGTCGTTTCGCCGGCGGCCAGCGCAAGCCAGTTGATCCAGTTGGTTTCCAGGTCGCCGCTTTGCACGCGGCATACCTCTTTGTCGTGATCGACGGCCAGAATCGTGCCCTTGCGTACAAGGTTCAAAATCAGCCGGTAGAGTTCGTTAGTGTCCATGTCTGCATGGTGCCGCTCGCGTGCGCGCGAGTCAGCAACATGCGTTTGTACCCGCTGCGGCCACACTCGCTCGGTGGTGTGCTGACACAAAACATTTCCGAGAATGGCAGGTATGCGCTATCGCGGCCTTTGGCTGCGGGCGTTCCCTCACCATTTATAGGAAATTCAGGAAGTGAAAAAGATCGCAGCAACGAAGAAAGCAAAGCAGGACGCCACCGATTATCTGAACAAGTTGCACAACGTAGACGCGCTGGAATTCGTGCGCACGCTGCCGCGCAATTCGATCGATATGCTTTTCACCGATCCGCCGTATTCTTCGGGCGGTCTGCATTCCGGCACGCGCAAGCAGTCCACCGGACAGAAGTACATCAACAACGCTACGGCGATGGAATACGAGGACTTCAACTTCGACAACATGGACCAGCGCTCCTGGTCGTTCTGGTGTCACTCCTGGTTGATCGCCGCACAGCGCGCAATGAAACCGGGCGGCCTCCTGGTCTGCTATATCGACTGGCGGCAAATGGCGACGCTGACGGACGTGATCCAGGCCGCCGGCTTTACGCTGCGCGGTATCGCAGTGTGGGACAAGACCACCGGCCGCTCGCGTCCACGCAAGGGCGGTTTCAAGCAACAGGCCGAATTCATCCTGTGGGCCAGCAAGGGGGATATGGACAAAGACGCCTCGGTGTACTTGCCTGGCGTTTTCAGCACGGCGCTGGACTTCCCGAAAAAGCATTTGACCGAGAAGCCGATCGAGGTAGCGCGCCAGGTCGTTCGCCTGGTGCCGGAAGGCGGCACGGTGCTGGACCTGTTCGCCGGCTGCGGCACGCACCTGGTAGCGGCCCAGGAAGCAGGCTTGAAATGGGTAGGTTGCGAAGAAAACGCCCGAATCCACAAGGTTGCGGCGGGCCGGCTGCATTAAAAGGCCCGCCAGGGCCAGAAATCGGGCCGCTGGCGGGTTTTATAGGGTCAGGTGGGCCAAGATAGTGTCTTGGATCATTTCGCGTTCAGAGGCCGTAAAACCGAGTAGCTGGCGCACCGGGTACTTGTAGCGGGGGCCGCCAGGGCGCAGCGGCGACGTTTCGCCCTCCTGGTGGACTCGCGCCAGGGCGGCGACGCGGCCGGCGAACCCCACGGCCAGGCCGTTGGCGTCGGAATCGATTTTCAGGTACTTGACGGTGCGCAGCTTGGCGAACATGGCCTTGCGCTTGATACGGCCCGATTTGCCGCGCAGCTTCTGCTTTCGCGGCTCGTATTTGCTGCCGTCCGGGTTGAGCTGGTCTTTGATGCGGCTTTGCTGGCTGCGGCGCAGCTTGCGCGCAATGTCCGTGGCCACGGCGCGGCGCTGGCCTGGTTGGAGCTGGGCCAGCAAGCCGCCGGCCCATTCCTCTATCGCGGTCAGGTCGTCCATTACAACGCTACCAGGGAACCAGTGGTGCGCCAGTCCGGTACCGGCTCCTGGAGGTGCTGCACCTGGTACGCGCCGGCGGCGTCCCTGGTGACGCGCACCGACTCTGTGAGCGGCAGCGTTATGGAAATGTCGCACGTCTCGTTGTTGAGGTGGTCCACCTCAAACTTGATTGCCGACTGCCGCAGCGTGTCGTTGTCCATCAAGTCGGGCTGATTGGTGCGAACCCAGGCCAGCAGCGCAATAAACACCTGGTCGGCGTCGCCGGCGAAGTCGAGCAATATCAGGTTGATAGTGCATCGATATTCAAACGATGGCATGGACGTGGAAATAGAAACGATGGTGCCGCCGTCGATGAACACGTTGAACTTGTCCGGTGAGGTCTTCAATTCCGGCGCGGCCGCCGCGATCGCGGCGCGTAGGCTACCTGGCTTATTCATCGTCATCCTCCAGGGAGTCGGCCCAGGTGCCGGCCTGGCCGTTGATCGCTACTTGCTGGCCGGCGTAGAACTCACGCCAGCCGATGACTTGTTTGCGCCAGGCGCGGCAGCTTGTGGCGTTGTGGACTTCCGTTGCGGCGATGTCATCGAGCGGAACGCCGGCGGGTTCTCGGTCAGAATCGCGGGCGGGTCCGACAGCTTCACCAGTCCAGCCGGCGGCGAGCACGCGGACAAAACCAGCGTTGACAGCAAAGCGGCCAACATCGGCCGGCTGGACGTACACAGGAATGCTTTTCTCAATTTCTTCTCCCTTCACATACACGGTTTGGATGCGGTCGCGGTATTTGGTTTCCGTGACCGTCACCACCTTGCCCTGGCGCTCAACGATGCGGACGCCCTGGGCGGTTTGCTTCGCCTGGTAGGCGATCATGGCGTCAGCGCCGCGCCGCGCTTCGTGCAGTCGGCCGACGCCGTAGGCTGCGGCCATCAGTGCGGCCGCTGCAGCCCACTTCGCGTAGGCCGGAAGGGTGACGCCCTTGAGGCCCGCCAGGCGCGCAGCAAGGGCCGTCATGCGGCCGCCTTCTCGGCCTGGCTGTACTTGGTGTATGCCTGGGCCAGTTTGGCGTCGTAGAGGTTGCGGGCGTAGTCCGGGCCGTTGTAGAGCTTGGCGAAGGTGGACCACTTGCGGGCCTTCAACGCCGCCAGGAGCGCGGCGTCTTGAGCGATGAAACGAACGAACGCGCCGAGCTGCTCGGCTTCGCTTTCTTCCATCGCGGCGACGAATTCCGCCAGGCTCTCGTAGCCAAGGTCTTTCCAGTGATAGCCCATGATTTGGAACGCGCCCCAGGAGCATGCCTCATAGGCCGCCGCCTCGCAGATCAGCATAGCGCCGGCCAGGCGCATGTACTCGGCCGCGCCGCCCTGGTAGCCGCCGCGCTCCTGGGATACCAGGGCCGGCTTGTGGGCCGCGATCGGCGCCGGGTCGATGCCGTGCGCTTCCAGGCGCTTCCAGAAGACGTGGCGCTCAAACAGGATTTTGGGGCGGCCATCCGGCAACATGCCCTGGCCGACAGATTCCACCTCGTTGACGGCGCGCACGGCCGCCACTTGCACGCCCAGCAGCTCGGCAGCGTTCACCAGGTCGGCGTCGGTCAGGTGGTGCGGCAGCGTCACGCCGCGCAGCGCGATAAAGGTTTTCGGGCCGGCGATGCCGTCCACTACCAGGCCTTTCGCTTTCTGCACCGCCATGACGGCCGCCTCGGTGCCGTGGTCAAAGTAGCCGGTCACAGGGACCGGGTGGCCGCTGCTGGTCAGCCGCTTTTGCAGGTTTTCCACTTCCGCGCCGTGATCGCCAAATTTATACAGCATGTTCATTCTCTCCAGAGTAAGCGCGCCACGTTGCCGCGTGCGCCAAATACAAAAACGTCGATGAGGATTGCGCGCGCGGTTTCGATGACGCCCAGCTCGCGCGGGTTGACCAGCAGGTCGATGCCAGAGGCGGCCAGGACAACCAGGATTGCCCAGGCAATCCAGGAAACGTGGCGGCGGTGGCGCGCGCCCTCTTTCCGGTACAGCAGCACGCGGCCGCAAGCGAGGAAATAGAAAGTCATGGCGATGTGCGCGCCGATGAATTCAGTGTTCATTCGTCCTTGCCTTTCTTGCCGAAGAACGACAGCAGATCAATGTTTTTCAAACGCTCCAGCAGTTGCAGCGTGACGGTGATCGCGGAGGCGGAAACCAGGAAAGCGGCTACGCCTGTCGATCGGATAACCGTGACGTTGTTGACGACATCGGGCGCGCCCAGGTAGCCCACGATCAGCGAAATCACCAGGTAGGTGATGCGCTGGGGGATATTGATGTCTTTGGAGTTCACTACCAGGAGCGACGCGCCGGCGAAAGCGCCGATCAGGGCGTTACCGTCAACGCCTGGGAACAGGCTTGCGAAGCCGACGCCGGCCGCAGAGGCTACGGCGATAGTTGTGGTGCTTGGTTCTGCCATCTTGAGTCCTAAATTAGTCCCACAGGTTGATGAGGTTGGTTTTTGGTTTTGCGGTTTGCGGGTCTGGTAGCTCAACAACCAGGCCATGTGGTAGGACCGGGCCGTAATCGGCCAGGCCTGGGTTTAGCTCTAGCGTGGCTTCAACGATGCCGGCCGTTTGCTTCCGGTGCCGCCAGCACAGAAGGTCTACGGTGTCGCCCTGTTGCGTGGTGACGCGCATCAGATCAGCTCTACCGTGGTACGCGCTACGCCCAGCAGATCGCGGATAGCCCAGCGAGCGGCGCGGCGGTCGTCATCGATCGAGGGTTCCAGCTCGTCGGCGGCGCGATCGCCGGCCTTCGTGCTGTCGTAGTCGCGGTATCGCTCGGTGAGATCCGCTTTCGTGCTGCGGTACACCGCCGTGCGGTACAGCGTGGCCTTGATGCTCTTGCCGCCGAGCTGTGGCGGCATGGCTTCCAGGTTGACGGCTCCTGCAGCGATGCTCGCCACTTTCCAGGCCGCCAGCTCGCCGTTGACGTTAATCATTGCGCTGACCAGGGCGTCGACCAGGCGCTCGTCGGTCACGGTGCCGTTGAGGCGCACGGCTGCGCGCAGGTGCGCCAGGTCGATATCGGGGAAAAAGCCGTCATTGGTGATGATGCCGGCCGGCGGGGTTTCGCCTGGTGCGCTGGTCGGCGTGCTGACTGGTTCGTTTGCGATAAAGGAAGACATACGGTGTTGCTTTCGGTTAGAGGCGGTGGGCTGGCTTCGGACAGCGTGGAGCCGCAAGGGCTTTGCTATCGTCAGCCAGCGCCGCCAGGCCGGGGAGGCTCTTTACGTGCCGCTGGCATTGCTGCCGGCGGCGGAGTTGCCGAGCTGCTTTTGCAGCCGGTCAATGTCTTGTTTCACGCCCGATCGGTCATGCAGCTTCAAGGCGCGATTCAGGTACAGCAAAGCCACTTCGGGCTTGTCCTGCACCGTCAGGCCGATCGCCTTGTACAGCTTGGCGCGCACCTGGTCGGGCATATCATGCGGCTCGGTCAGGTCGGCTACGTGCTTCAACTGCTCAACGTCGAAAGGCTGGCCGGCGCGCAAGGCGATGATTGCCTGTTCCGCGAATTCTTCCGCCACCACGGTTGCCGTGGAGCGGCTGAATTCATCGGGCAGCGTCAGCCGGTGAGTCAGCGCGTATTCAGCGATTGGCAGCGCGCCGGCATAGTCGCCGGCGTCGATGCGCCACAGCATGATTGTGGTGAGTACGTCGTCTTGCGCCCCGCGCCCGCCTTCCAGCGAGCCGGTTACATAGTTCTCGTACTCCGGCAGCAGTTCGCGCTTTACGGCGGCCTTGCGCTCGTTGGACTTGACCTGGTGCAGTCGCGCGCGGTCGGTCGCCAGCTTTGCGAGCATCAGCTCGTAGTTGCTTGCGCCGGCCAGCGTGCCGCCGTGCGGCGCGGCTGCTGCCGTGCGGGCAGCAATCACGCGCTGGAAGTGGGCTCGTGCGGGGCTGGTCATCGTTACGCCTTCGGTACTGGCAGCAGTTCGATGTTTTCGGCCAGCGCGGTCATGCCGTAGTCTTCCACGACATACGCTTCGTTGGACGACTCGTAGTTTTCCACGCGGTCCCACTCGGACGCCTCTTTCACCTGGCGACGGCGCGCGCCCTTCTGGAAGTAGACCGACAGGTTGTCCAGGCGCGTGACCAGCAGACCGTTAGCCGGGAAGTTAGGAACACGTACCGCTGGCAGGTTGCCGATACGCTTTTGGCTGACGATCATATCGGCGGCCAGCTTTTCGGTGTTCGCCTGTTGCTGGTTGATGATCGGGAAGTATTTGTCAGCCAGCAGACGGCGGCCGCAGATAACAACCAGGCCGGTGTCTTCCTGGTGCCATTCGTCCAGGAATTCGTTTACCAGGTCGAACACCAGGGCGTCCAGGTTCTCGTAGTCGCCGCCCGCGCCTACCTTGATCTTGTCGGCCGCCAGGCTGCCGTGGGACATAACGCGCTGCGGTGCGTTCTCGCGGATTTGCTGCAACCAGCCTTTGTTCACGTCTTGCAGCAGCGGATGTGCTGCGCGGTCGGAGGTGGCCGCGCGGGCGATGCCGTTCCAGCCGATCATTACGCGGTCGAGCGCTTGGCGCTGCGCGATCGCCTCGGCCAGCATGGTTTGGAATTCCGGCTGTTCGGCCCAGGCGTCCAGCTTGCCGTAGCCGATGTGCCAGTCGAAGTTCGTTTGCTCGCAGCGGTATTTGTTGACCAGTTCGATATTGGAAATATCGGTGGTGTTGCGCTTGTTCTTGCTGGTGTCGGTGGTGCTGGCTACGGTGCTGCCTACGCCCAGGCCCAGCTTTTCGCCTTCCTGGTTGGTAACGCCGATAACGTTAATCGAGGACAGGAAGGCGCTGGATTGCTGAATTTTCTTTTCCAGCTTTTGTTGCACAGCGGGGGCCACGCTGAATTTTTGCAGCGCGGAGGCTACGGCGTTCAGCTTTGCAACTTGCGCCAGGTAGCCTTCAAACTTCACACGGGTATCGTTCAACATCTGGGTAAATCTCCTAAATCGTTTGGTGGTTGTGTTACTGGTTAGAACTCGGCCAGATTGGCGCTGCCGCCGCCGGTGGCTGGTGGACGGCTCGCCGGGTTGGCGTCCTGCTTCGACAGCTTCGCGGTCAGGTCGGCCACTTCCTTGCGGTCCTTCTCGCCCTGGGCTTTCAGGTCCGCGATTTCCTTGTTCTGCTTGTCGATGGTCGCGGCGAACTGCGTGGCTTGTTCCTGGGTGTGCGTCGCCAACAGGTTCACGGCCTGGCCGATGTCGGCGAAGCGTGCTTCATCGGATGCGGTTTTCTTCGCGCCGCCGGCCAGCAGCTCTTGCACGGTGCTGAACAGCTTGGCGACTGCGCCAGGCGCGGCCGCTGCTTCCATTTCGATGACGGTTTCCACTGCCGCCGTGAACAGGTTTTGCGGGCTTTGCTTTTTGTGCGCGAATGGCGAGGCTGCCGGGTTTTGAGCTGCGAAAGCCAGAATCTCGGTACCCAGGCTGGCGGGGCTGTCGGTGACGGCCAGGCCTACCATGTACGCCTCGCCGGTCTTGGCGAAGTTCGGATCAACTTCGATCGAGGTGTAAATCTTTTGGCCGGCGTTGGTCATGGCTACCAGGTCGGGCAGAGGCGCGATGGTGGCGAACAGGCCCAGCTTGCCGGAAAACTCGCCGCTCAGCTCTTGCGCTTCCAGTTCCAGCACGTCGCCGTAGGCCTTGAACTGGCTGTCGGGCAGGATGCCGCGAATGTGTTCCAGGTTGACGCGCGCGCCGTACTTGGTGGCGCTGTAGTTCGCCGCCATCTGCGTAATCCATTCGCGGGTGATTTCGCGGCCGTCGGTGGTCGCGCCTTCTACTGCAACGCGGAATTTTTTCGATTTCGCTTTGCTGGTGTCTGCTGCTTTGCTCATTGGGTTGTGTTCTCCGTCAGGTGATAAGTGGTGTGACGGATTGCATGGTGCGCGTTCGGAATCGTTCTCTCAATGATTAGAGTTTGTGCTGGTTGCCAGCACATTCGTTGGTGATTTTCGCGCGCACGCGAGGCCGTCACACTGGCCGCATGATTGAAAATTTCACCGCTCAACTACTGGAAAAAGACCCCCGCAGAATCGCGCGCGACCTGTACTGGCAGGGCTGGCGCATATCGTCCATTGCTCGCCATCTGGACGAGAAGCGCAGCACCGTACAGGCCTGGCATGCGCGCGACGAGTGGGACAAGTTCACGCCTTTGCAAAAGGTCGAGCTGTCGCTAGAACAGCGCCTCATATCGCTGATATCGAAGGACGCAAAAACTCCTGGCGACTTCAAAGAAATTGATTTGCTCATGCGCCAGTTGGAGCGCGGCGAGCGCATCGTCAAGTACCGCGAAACGGGGAAAGAGTCAGACCTAAATCCGAACATCCTGGCGCGCAATGCCGAGCCGAAAAAGAAGCCGGCGCGCAATGCCATCACGGAAGAACAAACCGCGAAGCTGCTGGCCGCGTTTGAGGAATCGCTATTCGACTACCAGAAGACGTGGTACAGGAACGGCGACAAGCGCACGCGCAACGTCCTCAAGTCGCGCCAGATCGGCGCTACCTGGTACTTCGCGCGCGAGGCGCTGATTGATGCGCTGCTGACCGGCCGCAACCAGATTTTCCTATCCGCCAGCAAGGCCCAGGTGCATGTTTTCCGGGCCTATATCTGCGCCTTCGTGCGGCAGACGATCGATATGGAGCTGACCGGCGAAACCATCCTGTTGCCGAACGGTGCCGAGCTGATTTTCTTGAGCACGAACGCCAACACGGCACAGAGCTATCACGGCAATTTCTACTTCGATGAATATTTTTGGGTGCCTGGCTTTACGAAGCTGAACAAGGTAGCGGCGGCGATGGCGTCGCACAAGAACTGGCGCAAGACTTACTTTTCTACGCCTTCCAGTCTGACGCATGAGGCGCACGCCTTCTGGTCCGGCGACAGCGCCAACAAGGGCCGCGCGACGGCCGACAAAGTGACGATCGATACCACGCACAAGGCGCTGGCCGGCGGCGCGTTTGGCGCGGATCGCCAGTGGCGGCAAATCGTCACGGTGGAGGACGCGGCGGCCGGCGGCTGCAACCTGTTCGACCTGGACGAATTGAAGCTGGAGAACAGCCCAGCCGAGTACGCACAGCTCTACATGTGCCACTTCATTGACGACAGCGCGTCCATTTTCCCGCTGGCCGATCTACAGCGCTGCATGGTCGATTCCTGGGTTGAATGGGCGGACGATTTCAAGCCGTTTGCAGAGCGCCCCTTTGGCTATAAGCAGGTATGGGTTGGCTACGATCCGGCGCTATCCGGCGACTCGGCCGGCTGCGTGGTGATCGCGCCGCCGGCGGTCCCTGGCGGCAAGTTCCGCATGCTGGAAAAACACCAGTTCCGGGGGATGGACTTTGAAGGACAAGCGGCCTTCATCAAAAAAATTACAGAGCGCTACAACGTCTCGTACATAGCGATCGACCGCACAGGCCTGGGGCACGGCGTCCACCAGCTCGTAAAGCAGTTCTTCCCGGCCGTGGTCGGTCTGGACTACACGGCAGAGCTGAAAGGCCGCCTGGTGCTGAAAGGCCTTTCCGTCATCAGCAAGGCGCGCTTGCAGTTCGACGCCGGCTGGACCGATGTAGCGCAATCGTTCATGGCGATCAAAAAGACCATGACGCCCAGCGGCCGCCAGGTCACATACACCGCCGGCCATTCGGCCGAGACAGGCCACGCGGATCTGGCCTGGGCGGTACTCAATGCCCTTTCCAATGAACCGTTGGAAGGAACCACAGCAAACAACAGCAGCTTTATGGAGATTTTCACAGGATGACCGAACACCACAACAACCAGGACCAGGCGAGCGCGGCTGCAGCAGCGCCGGCCGTAGTGACGCAAAGCCGCGCGGAGGCCTTCACGTTTGGCGATCCGGTGCCAGTCATGGACCGATCGAGCATTCTCGATTACGTGCAATGCACAGCCTATAACGATTGGTACGAACCGCCGGTCAGCTTTGACGGCCTGGCAAAGACTTTCCACGCCGGCACGCACCACAGCTCGGCCATGTTCTTCAAGCGCAATGTGTTGGCGTCCACCTTCATTCCTCACAAGCTGCTGACGCGCCAGGCGTTTAGCTCCTGGGCGCTCAATTTCCTGACCTTCGGCAATGGCTACCTGGAGAAGCGCAGTTCGCGCCTTGGCGGCCCCTTAAAACTCGTCCCAGCCCTATCGAAATACACGCGGCGCGGCGTCGATCTGGACCGCTACTATTTCGTGGACCGCGACAACCTGAAAGACGCATACGAGTTTGCGCCCGATTCGGTTTTTCACTTGATGGAACCGGACATCAACCAGGAAGTGTACGGCTTGCCGGAGTACCTGGGTTCCCTGCATTCCGCCTGGTTGAACGAAAGCGCGACGCTGTTCCGCCGGAAGTATTACGAGAACGGTAGCCACGCCGGCTTCATCCTGTACATGACGGACGCGGCGCAGAACGAGGACGATGTTAAAGCCATGCGCCAGGCGCTCAAGGACAGCAAGGGACCGGGCAATTTCCGCAACCTGTTCATGTACGCGCCGAACGGCAAGAAAGACGGTATCCAGCTTATCCCGGTTTCGGAGGTCACGGCCAAGGACGAGTTTTTCAACATCAAGAACATCACGCGCGACGACATGCTGGCGGCGCACCGCGTACCGCCGCAGCTCCTGGGCGTGGTGCCGAGCAATACGGGCGGCTTTGGCGCGGCCGACACGGCGGCCAAGGTGTTCGGGCGCAATGAGGTGGAACCGCTACAAGCGCGGTTCCTGGAGCTGAACGAGTGGATTGGGGAGGAGGTGGTGCGCTTCAAGCCTTACACGATCGAAGCGACGCCGCAGGAGTGACCAGGTTAGCGCCGGCGGTGTACCGGCGCGTATCGCTTATTCCGGCAACAAGCTTCCCTGGGACGGCAGCGCCGGCGGCGCGTCGATCGCGTCGAGTTGGATTTCTTCGTTGAAGGTCATAACCGGCACGTGCATTTGTTCGTCTGCCTCGGCTTCCAGTTCCTCAATGGTTTGCGTCTGCTCTTGCTCGTCAATCACCATCGCGGTGTTGAAGACAGAGAAACGCATCCCACGCTCGCCCTGCCATGCCACGCGCGAGTTGATGATGTACACGTTGCAGTTGCCGGATTTGAGTACCTGGACGAATTTGCAGTCTCGCAAAACGGTGATCGTATTTTGCACTGTGCGAGGCGCAAGGCCCATTTGCCGCGCCAGGGCGGCAGCACTGATGACAACGCCGTTTGTTCCCTTCGACAGCTTGGAAACCATGAAATGCAGAACCGCCAACGCCATCGGGTGCTTAATGCCCAGCTTCCACATGGCCTGGTGTGCTGACTTCTCAGTTTGCAACCAGCCCTGGGTTTTATTGCCCCGCGTTTCCTCGGTGTCGGCGGGTAGGGTGATGTTCTTTGCTTTGCTAACCATGATGATTGCGCCTGTAGTGATTCGGTGGCATCATCATACCAGGTTTGCCGCTCAGGGAACATAGGTTTACCGATTCAACGACATAGGTTTACTGCTAACGTGCATGGTACTACGCATCGCCGTGCGTAGACTCTTGACGAAAACGGGTAAACCTGCACCTTTTACCGCCCAGGTGCGTGACTCTACGCACCGCCGTGCGTAGCACTACGCACCACGGTGCGTAACCCTCGCAACGAAGAAAGCCAGTGCTGGCGCGGGTTCCCGCCCAATTTCGCAATTTATTTGCCCTATTAGATTGTTCCTCACGTTCCACGATCGCGGGGTAGACAAGTCGAGACTGCGCCCTTTGGGCGCACAAGGAAGACTGGGAAAAGCAAAACCAGACTGCGCTGCGCGCACAAGGAAAACTCAACAAGGGTGACGCTTACGCCAACACACGGTTGCACAGGTCTTCGCCGGGCTACGGAGTTGGCCGCAAGCGGCCAAGCCCTACCGGGCCGGCTCCTACCGGCTCACCCGCGCAAACCCCGCGCGGGCTGCGGACCCTGCGCCCCGTTCACGCTGCCCGAAACCCCGCGCCCTCTCGGGACGCGGCGGCCAGCTCGGCGCTAGTCATTCACGCGCCCATAACCCCAGGCTTGCAGGACGGCGGCCGACTTCGCGCCGGCGGCCGTCAGCGCACCGGGGTTTCTTCATTCTTTCCGTACTCCCCGCTCACTCGTTTAACGCATCCTGGCCGGCTTCGGCGCGAAGGCGGCGAAGTTGGACAGGCGGCAAGCCGCCGGCCAAGGCGCGCGCCAGGACTGGCCGGCGGCCTGGTTGCGGCCAGCGGCCAGGAAGGCCGGCAGACCAGCGCCGCCCGCTGGCCGATAGGGCCGGCGGGTTCCTTTGTTGGCGCAACCCTACGGCCAGGGCCGCAAGTTGTTCATGTTCCGGGCCGCCGGCGATGCCCCTGGGGCGCGTTCTCCGGGCCTGTGGCGCGTTTTTGGTGTGCGGCCGCCCCTTTTCACGTCCCAAGGCTGAAAACGGCGCTACGGGCCTCCTATGGCCTGGGAGGCGTACCAGGGACGCGGTTAGCTTGCGGTTGCCGAACCCTCCCGCCCGCGAGCCTCTTGTGCTTGATACCCCCTTTTTGATGCAGCCAGCAGCAGGGCTATAGCGGCCCCTGGTGCGGCTTTCGGCCGAAATCAGGGGTAAATGCCCGACGCAACATGACGCACGTTAGAGGCGGTTTTGATGCGTTTTGGAGGGGCGAGAAAGGCGAGCCGGGAAAGAAAGAGTCGTTACGCCGTGGCGGGACCATAGGCAGCGCGGGCCGTGGATCGGTGGAATGAGGTCGCTTTAGCATGTAACTGCTTGATTTGTCGAGAAAATTTATCCCCCACGATCCCCGGAAAAATCCGGGGGAAGCCCTGGAATCGGGGGATTAAAAAATAGGCAGGGGGAAAAACAGGGGGAAAAACGCCTTTGGCCTGTGGATGGGCGCGCGCACTTCCTTTCTTCCCTGCTTGTCTTTTCTTCTTTCTTTTCAATGATTTAGAGAGAGAGAGAGGTAAAGGGGCGGAAAGTGGCGGCGTGGACAAAGTGGGCCGATCCGGGGAAAAACGGCAGTCATCCGGGGATGCTGTTTCTATATAAATCAGATACTTAGCTCAAAATCAGCAGCAAATCCACGGCCGCACGGTTTTCCCTGTGCCGTATCGACAGCGCCGGGACTGTCGCCCTACCCTGGCTCTTTCCGGCCGGCTTTTCCGGCCTGGCCGGCGTCGCCTGGTCCCGATCGAGGCCCGCAAACACCTGGTCGACCAGCTGCTCGGCGGCCGCGATCGCGCCGGCGGCCGCCGGCATGACGCGCACCAGGTAGCGGCCGGCCTGGCGCTGCAGCCGGCCTCGGCATCGAGCGCCGATCGAGGCCGGCCGGTGTCCTGGATCGCGCACCAGGTCGGCGGCCGCCGGCGCTTCCTGCAGCCCGCCTCGGCATCGAGCGCCGATCGAGGGCAGATCCGGGTGGCCAGGTCTGCGGCCGCCGGCGTCGCGCACCCGTATATATCAAGTTGGTATTAACATCAAGATGCAATCAAACCACAATTATTTATACATCATGTTGATATCAACATGAGATTAAGATACTATTGAGTCTGTCGCATGAACTTTTAAGGGAAAACAATGTTGAATCTCATCCAGGAACGCATGGCCGCCGCGCTGAAAAAAGACGGTGTGACCGCTGAAATCACGTTCATCAACGCCGGCATGTTCTCGGTACTGGTGGACGGTGCGGCGGCCTTTGCCAAGGCCAAGGCGATCATGGCCGCCGTTCCTGGTGTGCGCTTCGACAGCGAAGACCAGGACGAGGAATGCGGCAACGTCGCGTACTACTTTTTCTAACCCGCCAGCTCGCCAGGTGGCGGGCTTACCGGAATCAACCAGCCCGCCACAGCGGGCGCTATGAGGGGGAAACATGAACATGAACGACTGGACCGCTGTACTCAAGGAAACCCGCGAAGCAATCGCCCGCTATCAGCGTGCCGGCGAGGCGCTGCGCGGCGTGGTGCTGGCGCAAGCCTATGTGGTGGTGGTTGAAGGCTTGCCGCTGGCCTTCGACATCGAGGACGGCGAGGCGATCAACCCGCGCACCGCCGATCCGCACCAGGCTACGCGGTTCGACCTGGAGAACGCCGCGCATGTGGCTCGCCTGGTCAAGAATGGCAACGGCACGCCAGGCGAAGTTATGCACGTCCGTCATGCGATCGTTGATGCGATACTTGAGCAAGAAGCGTTGCTTAAAACACTAGAAGACCATACGCCGAAAGCGTCGCAGTAACACGGCGTTACACCATCAAGTTGATATCAAATAAGTATTACCATACAATCGAACAGCTATATTTTTAATAGGAAATAAATATCATGGCAATTTACGCGGTAGTGAACAAAAAAGGCGGCGCTGGCAAGTCCACCACGTCCACGCAACTGATTACCGGCCTGGCTCGCATGGGCCGCCGCGCCTGGGGCGTCGATGGCGACGATGAACAGAAACACCTGTTCTTGTCCCTGACCGCGCGCATTGAAGCCGGCTTGCCAGGCATCGAGGCTACGCCGCTGCCGGATGGTCCGTCGCTGCGTGCGCAAGTCCTGTTGAAAGCCGGCCAGTTCGATGATGTCGTTATCGACGTGGCGGCGAATGACAACGGGGCCATGCGTGCGGCGCTGACGCTCTGCGATGTTGTACTGTTTCCTTTTGCTCCCCGCTCGTATGAGGTTTGGGCCTTTGAGAACACCGTCAAGCTGCTGCGTGAAATGCTGGGCGTGAAAGATTTCAAGGTCATTGCGTTCCTGAACAAAGCCGATCCGGCCGGCCAGGAGGGCGATAACTACGCCGCGATAGCGACGGTGTACGAATCTGGTTTCCCGGTCATCACGGCCCGCCTGGGCGATCGCAAGGCGATTTCTCACGCCAGCGCCCAGGGCCGCTACATCGCGGAATACAAGGGCGCACCGCCAGAGGCGAAGTTAGAAATCGATCTGCTGGTGGAGCAAGCGGTGGCAACAGCGAACGGCGAGCATGTGCCGGCTTACGTTCGCCTGGTGCCTGACGAGGAACACCCCGCCGGCCGCATCGTTGCCAGTGACAAGCTGAAACCGGGTGATGTGGTCGCCGTCGATTAACCTAACATCACCTTGATATCAAGATAAGATCAACACAGTATTAGAGAGGTATTAATATGAAATCAAACATGACGGCAAAACCAGGCGGCGGCATTACCTTGAAACCAGGCGTGACCGAAGCGGACGTACAAGCGAAGATCGCCGCCGCTCCTGACGCCGGCGCGCATGCGCGCACTACGGCGCCAGTGGTGGACGGTGGCCGCAAGAAGCCTATCAGCCTGACGATCGATGCGAAGCTGCTGGCCGAGCTGGACAAGAAGGCGAAGGCGCTGGGCTTGAGCCGCGCGGCCGGCTTCGCCCTGGCGGTGTCGCGGTTCGTCGCGGCCGAAGAACGCGAAGCAAACCGATAGGGGGAAGCATGGCAATATCGATCAAGCCGGAAGAGCTGGCCGTTATGATCCAGACCAACCGCGACATCCTGGATATGAAGGTGCCGATGCGTGACGATTTGAAAATCCATTTTATGGAACGCCGGCGCGCGATCCTACAAAACTTCCGATCGCAAGCGCTGGGCATGACCACGGTGCTTCAAGCGATACACGATGATGGCAGCGACGAAGGCCTGGTCAAAACCCGCGCTATGGTTGAGGAATATCAAAATTGGGTACTGGACGAAGTCGCTAAACTGGACCAACTCAATACCTAGAAGGAGACAGCGCCGCAGGAGTGCGGCGTGGAAATGAAAGGGCCGTCACCTCCGGGACGGCCCTTTTTCTATCATGCTGCTATCGCTTCGATATCAACACGCTATCAAGATAACGGCAATCGCTACTATGTTGATACCAATGCGATATTGGCGATGTAGGCGCGGCGGGCCTGTACCTGGTCGGCGTCGATCGGCACGGCCTTGGCGCATTCCCTGGGACACTCGGCCGAGTGCCAGCGGTAGCTTTCCTGGGTGTGCGCACAGCGGCCCAGGCCCGTTTTGCTGTACTGGCGGTCCTGCTCGCGCAATGGCTCGTTGCTGCCGGTCCTGGTGCGCGGCCGCAGGGTGAAATGTTTGCACATGATGCAGCGGGTTTGCTCGGTCATCGTTTCCCCGCTCAGTCTTTGCGAATCGATACGGACAGGCCGAACTTGCCCAGGACTTCCAGGGACAGCGCCGTCAGGTGGCCTACGCGCCTGGTCAAAATGGTGCGCTCCACCTCGCCGCCGACGATCACCTCGGCTTGCTCAAGCTGGCGTTTGAACACGGCCGGCGTCTTGACTGGCAAGCTGTTCCACTTGTCGCGCAAATGGCTTGAGTGCGCGATGTGGTCCATGATGTGGCCGGTACGGATCAACAGGACATCGCTACCATCGATATTGTCGAACTTGTACGGGTGCTTGAAGCTGCCGGCGTCGATCTCAGACAGCACGGTTTCCATGATCCAAACCCACGGCGAGCGGTCGGCGCTGGACTCGGACAGGTGGGAATTCATCTCTTTCAGGAGGTCTTGCCCGAAGTCGCCCTCGCGGTAGTCCATGCCGGCGAACTCGGCCAGGTAGCGCCAAGCCAGCATGACGGCCGCGTAGTTGCCGGCCATACGCTTCGCGCCCTCGTCGCTGCCGCCGGCGCGGCTTTTCGCCAGGCAGTGGTCGCGCAGCTCGGCGTACTTCGCTACCACGTCCATCTTGTTCAGGCCGGCCAGGAATTGCAGCCACTGGCGCACAGGGAAGCGCGGCAGGTCTTCCGGCATCAGCGGTCCTTTTTTCCCGGTCAAGGTGGTACGCACGATCTTGCCCAGGAGGCTACGCACCGGCACGTCCTCGCCGGCGAGCATGACCGGCGCGGACAACAGGTACTCGGTCATTTCCGCGCCACGCTTGGTCACGGTGTATTGGTAATTTTCTTGCAGGAGGCCCACGGCCTTGTCGATCACGTCTTGCCGGCGGGCGCTCAGCTCTTCCCATCCTACCGGGTGGCTGGTGTGGCTGATGCTGGTCAACAGGCGGAATTCGGTTTGCAGCGACTGGCCGGAAAACATCGTGAAATTGATGGTGCGCTCCAGGCGCTTAATCAGGGTGGACTTACCGGAGCTTTTGTCAGCCTGGAGGGTCATGTGGGGCCAGAATCCAAGCAGCGTTTTCATATGGCCGCCCAAGGCCCATACGAGGGCCGTAGAGGCGGCGTTGTTGGTAAAGGTGGTCTGGTATGCCCGGATCACTTTCGCCGCGTCCTGGACCGGTCCTGACGGGAATGTGAGGTTGTAGTAGGGGCATTGCTTCTCTCCCTCGGTGAAATAGCAGTCCGGCCCTTCGTTGACGATCAGCTCGCCATCGCGCCAGGCCAGGCCCACGTAGTTCGCCGCGTTGCGCGCGCCGATGTGCGCGGTACGTTCCAGGATGTTGACCATACGCGAGAACTCGGCCGGCTTCCAGATCGGGCCGAACTTCGACCATTGCTGCGTGTTGTGGAGCTGGTCGTCAAGCAGCACCTTGCGGGTGAGCTGCGCGCCGTGGCGCGGGGTCTGCACCGTCACGGCAAAGTAGACGCTTGGGGATTGGTCCTTGTCGCCGGTCATGGTGGCCGTAGCGCTGGCGACGGAAACCCGGCTCAGCGATGCGATGCGGAAGCCGGCCAGGTCTTGCAGAACCGGCGTTTCTTCGCCGGTTTCGTCGTTCTTGGTCATGCGGCCGATGTAACTGGTGAAATCCAGGCGGGTGCGGAATTTCCAGTATTGGGCGAAGTCATGCGCCGGCAGGTAGACGCGCGGCTTGCCCTTCCTGGTGGCGTCGCCAACCTGGCCGGCGATCAGCCACGGTTCAAACACGTCCAGGAACTTGCGCAGCGCGTCGACGCCCAGCTCGTCCAGCACGTCGTTGGCGTCGTTGATGTTCTCGCCGTCGCTGTTCTTCCATTCAGTCTGGTCAACGATCACGGCGCTGATGTTCATGGCTGTAAGGCGGTCGTAAAGCGCCCACGCGGCTTCGGGGCCAGGACGGCGGCCGGCCTGGTGGTGGCCATCGGGGAATGGCTCGTCATTGTCCATGCAAATGATGACCTGTTTACCCTTGAGGAAAGCGAAGTCGATCAGCTCAGCATTGCCGATTCCGCGAATAGCAAAGCTGGCCGCCTTCGGGATATTGCAAGAGTCGATCGATAGGGCGTTGATCGAGCTTTCTACGATGTAGACGCGCTCGGCGCGTTGCAGCTTGCGCCAGTCCACGGTCCAGCCTATGCCGTCCTTCGTGCCGTGGCTTTGGGTCTTTACTTTCCCGTTGCGCTCAGGATCGAAGAAACGCATATCGACGCCTACCACTTGCAGCGTATCAGGATCGCGGACGAGGAAGGCTGCAGCAGGACCGCCGAACCCCACATTACCCTCGCTGATAGCCGTGCTGGTCCAGTCGTTGTAGCCGATCGTCTTGGCCTTCATGCCGGCATCGATCGCGGCATCGCTGATACCTCGGCCTTTCAGATACTCGCGCGCCTTCTCCCGGCCGTTGACGCATTTTTCAGCGATGAAATCGAGGGTACTTTTAGGGCGCTGCTCCTGGGGCTGTTCTGGTTTGTCGAATGGAATGGCGTAGGACTCGTGCAACCACTTCATTGCCTCGCTGGCCGACATGCCGAACTTGAGCATAACCAGGTCGATGCAAGAGCCGCCCACGCCTTCCTGGCTGTGGTCCTTCCAGCCGGTCCCGTTCTTGGGATGGTCAACGAAGATCGAGAGGGATGGGCTTTTGTCCGGGTGTTGCGGTGAGTGGTACAGCGCCTTTTCTCCACCTGGTCCGCGCTTGAGGCCCAGGCGGTCGGCCAGGTCGTGCAAGTCGATAAGGCGTTTCAGTTTGTTTATGTCTGCCATGTTGCGGTGATTCCTTGATGCTCGGTTTACTGCCAGGCGCACGGCATATCGCCGCCTGGTGGCGGCGATGCTGGTGGTACTGGTGGAAAGTGGTTTAGGCGGCGGTGACTACCGGCGCTTCGATCAGGGCGAGAAGGGCGGCGATCGTGAGGGCGCGGCGCTGGCCCTGGGAGTCGATCAGGAACAGAGTAAAGCTGGTGGTCCTGGTGCAATCGATATGCCCGATGCGGCGGCGCGCGCTCAGCTCGCCCAGCGCTTGCATGGTGATATCGCGCGCCGAGCTGGCCGAGCACATGCCGGTTTCTACCAGGTGGGCGGTGCAGCGCTCCACCAGGCGCTCGGTTTCGTGCGCTAGGTGTTCGCCTTCGTGTTGTTGCAGGAACGCGAGCGCCAGGGGCGAGAGTGCTATTGTATTCATATTGATTCAGTATTGAGTTAGTATCATGTGCTAGGGGTTAATCCCTGTAATTCGAGCTGGTGCATTACTCGGTGCACGACAGCCGGCGACAGAGGCAAGCGCACTTCGGTTCGCGGCTTGGAGGATGGCGACAGCGTGCGCGTGGCTTCCAGGCTGGCGACGAAGGTGTGGCCGCATTCCACGTCGGTGCATTGGTAGTAGATTTCCCGAAGGGTTTTAGATAGTTGCCGGCTGCTGCGTGCGGTTGCACGGGCGTCGCAATGGGGGCAGGGGATAGAAATTCTCATGCTCATAGTGTGTTTTTCCTGGTCATGTAGAAGGCGCTCCCCAGCCCTTTCTACTTGTTGTCAAACGGAAATGTAGATAGGAAAACTACTTCTTTTCGGAAAGTTGCTTCAGGCCAGCGAGATAGATAATGCGCGCCATCGCAGATTCGCTACGAATCTCCTTTGCCGCCATGCCCTTGAGTTGCTTGCGTTCTTTCTCGCTTAACGGGATCGGTACGCGGGTAGGTTTCGATTGCATTGTCGTTTGCATAATGTAATAGTGTGTGTCACTGTGTTGCAATATGTAAATTGTAACCCGTTATTTGCTGGCGAGCATTAGGTTGAGATTACTTTTTGAAACTTTTTCTAAGAACAATGGACAACGAAAAGATCGACGTCGCCGCCGTGGTGGACAGAATGAAGCTGGCGGTAGGCGTCCAGAAAGACATAGAGCTGGCTGCGTACTTGGAGATATCCAAGAGCGCGCCAGCCGTTTGGAAGTCGCGCGAAACAACGCCGATTGCGGAGTGCATAAAGATTGCAATTCGTAAGGCGTGCAGCCTTGACTGGCTGATACTAGGGCGTGGTGGGTTTACAACGGAGGATGTCGAAAACACCATTACAGAAGGGATAGATTCCGGCGGCATTGCCTTGCCGCTGTTCGATATGCGCACGTACCTGGTAGCCGGCGCGAGCGCGCCCTCGTTCGTCACGGTGCCGCGCGCGCTCATGGATGAACAAGGGCTATCCGCCGGCGAAACCATGATCGTGCGCGCATGCGGTGACGCGATGCTTGGCACGATCGATGACGGTCAATACATGGTGATCGATCGCCGCCCGCGCAACACGGATGGCGTCTACCTGGTGCGCTTTGGTGACGTGCTGCGCGTCGCCAGGTTGCAGCGCATGGTACGAGGGGCAACCCGCGTAAGCTATGAAAATACCTCTTACGCGGTTGATGTGATACCGCCCGAAGGCGGCGATTCGATAGAGGTTATCGGATTCTGCCAGTCGAAAATTTCCCGCGTCTTCTAACCAGCTTTCTTTTTCTTCGTCCCCTTTACCTCGGCCGCACTCGCGGCCGTTTTTGCGTCTGCGGCCTCGGCCCGGTTCAGCGTGTTGTACAGCGTCGCGCGGCTGATGTTCAGGCGCGCGGCAACATCGGCCATCGTCATGCCGCCGGAAATCATCGCCTTGGCGTCGCTCACGCCCTTTTCATCGAGCGCCGGCGGCCGCCCGCCGACGCGGCCGCGCGCCCTGGCCGCCTTCAATCCGGCCATCGTGTTTTCATGGATGACATCGAGCCGGTACTGGTTCATAGCCGCCATGACGGTAAAGAACATGCGGCCGTGCGGCGTCTTGGTGTCTATGCTTTCGGTCAGGCTTTCAAACTCAATGCCGGCGGCCATCAATTCGTTGACGATGGTGATTAGGTCGTTGACGTTGCCGCCCAGTCGATCGAGCCGCCACACAACCAGGGTGTCGCCAGGCCGCAGCGCGCGGCGCATGTTCTCCAGCTCCGGGCGCGCCTTGGTGGTGCGGCTGCTGGCCTTGTCCTGGTAAATCTGCGCGCATCCCGAGCGCGTCAGGGCGTCGCGTTGAAGGTCTAAATTCTGGTCTACGGTCGAAACTCGGGCGTAGCCTATGCGCATGCCGCCGCTGATGATATCGAGATTCATTTGTAGTTCCTCATGGCCTGGCGTAAGTCGTTCCTGGTGTAGCCCAGGCGTTCGGCGCGCTGGCGCAGCTCGCGCAGCAAGTCGGTGGCGTGGCGGTTGATAAGGCTTTGCTCGCGCGCGGTCGCCGGCATGATGCTGCCGTCGCGTATTGGGCCGGTACATACCGTGCGGTCGTAGGCCTCGGTGCGCTCGTAGTATTCGCGCGCCAGGTCATCGAGCGGTGTCACTGGCGCGGGCGTGAATTCGCCAAAGAACTGCGCGGCGTCGATCGGGGCCGCATAGCCCACGCTCAACCATTGCGGCCAGTCGGGCTGCAGCCGTGCCGGCGCGGTGAATTCGGTTATCTCGCCGGGGAACTCCTGGCCGTCCACGAATAGGCGTATCAAGCGCTTTTTGTTTCCCTGCTGGGCCTTGGCCGCTTCTTCCACATCCATTTGCCCCGACACGGCCTCGCACGCGGCGCACAGGCGCTCGCCAGGCTCGGGTGGCTGGGGTAGTAGCACCGGCACGTCACAAGCGCCGCAAGCGCCTATATCACGGCCGGCGGGATCGTCCAGGAGCTGGCGCACTTGCCCGATAAATTCGGCATCCTTTCCGGTGGCGGTTCTGGCCTTTTCGTTGAGCCAGAGCCGCAGCGACGAAGTGGGCGCACGCATGGATGCGACGATATGGCGGCCGCGAATTTTGACGTTACGCATAACGATAATTCCCTTTGTATAAAAATCAAATGAAAACAAGGTTTATTATACATAGAAAACTAGACATAGTTTTTAGACACTCAGGACGAAGAAAAGGGGCGATTTCGCCCCTTTCTGTTGAGTGTCAATAAAGCCAAGGTTTTTTAGACGGTCATTTACCTGGCCGGCGGAAGTTGGTCCGGTGCCGCGCGCTGGCCGGATCGTCGCGCATTTCCAGTTCCAGGCCGGTAAGAAAACCCTGGTCGCTGATTGTGTGCGTTGCGCGCTTCACCAGCCAGGGCGTGGCGTCAATCTCGTCCTTGAACCCGGACACATACGCCGGCAGCTCGGGCCGGATCTCGCCTCGCCCCAATGCCAGGGAATAATTCATGGTGGCTTGGCCGCGCTTACACCTGGTCAGCTCGGATTTTGCCGCCGCGCGTGCCTCGGCTTCGGTTGCGTAGACTTCCGGCAGCACCTTGATATTGCGGTTGTTCTCGCCGCCCATTACCAGCTCCTTGCGCTTCGCGCGCCCGGTGCCGCGATAGAAGGCTTTCACCCCTTCATAGCTTTCCCGTTCTGCGACGTGGTAGCGGTGCTGGTCGCCATCGGCCCGCGTGATTTCGATGACAGGCAAATCCTTGCCGCCGGCGCTCACGCCCTTGCCGATCGGCATAAACAGCAAATTGCTTTCCTTGACGGTCATCGTCGCATCGTAGCGCTTCGCTAGGCGCGTCAAGAACGACATATCGGACTCGTGCGTTTGGTCGATGTGCGGGATAGCGATTTTCGCCAGGGCGTCGCCCACAACGGGCTTGAGCTTGTGCTTTGCCGCGATAGTTTTCACGATGTCGCCCACGGTCTTTTGGTGCCAGCTTTTCTCCTGGCGCTCGCCCATTTCCTTCGTCATCGAGGCGGAGCGGCCGCGCACGGTGATGATGTCTGGTGCGCCGCTGTGTTCTGTCTCGTCAACGGTGAATGTTCCCTTGTCGACCAGGCCTTCGCCATCCCATCCGATCGAGACAGCCAGCACCGCGCCGCGCGGCGGAATGGACAGCTTGCCGTCTGCGTCGTCTAACACCAGGTCCAGGGTGTCGGCCTCACCGCCTCGGCATTCGGTGATGGTTAGGCTTATCAAGCGCGGCTCTACCTTGCTCGTTAAATCCTTCCCGTCCAGGGTAATGGTAAATGCAGGGGTCGGCTGTTTCATTCCTCTGCCTCCCCTTGCTCCTGCTCGCTCAGTTGCGTATCAGGGACGCGAGTAAGGCCGATGGTGAATTCGACTTTGCGCGGAATGCCGTCTTGGTCGTGGTAGGTCTGATTCTCGCCCATCATTTCAACCACGAACGCGCCGTACACATATCCCGCACCGTCAACCAGGACATAGGCCTCGCCCTCGTCGGCCATATCGCGCAAGTCCTGCAACGCGGACAAGTCCCCCGTTGCTGTCATTTCCGGCGTCACAACGCCGGTGAGGCTGATTGTTTCGTCGCCAGGGCCGAGAAACTGGAAGGCATCGCGCGCGCCCACGCGGGACGTGTTGCGATGCTTCCAGCGGGTTTGCCGTTGCAGCGCGTCGTAGGCCAGGGTATCCAGGCCGAATACGAATTGATCCAGGGACATCAACATGCTTTTCTTTCTCGGTTAATCGGTCAGGCGCGAAATGGCGCGGGATTGCTTCGCCCGCTCGCGGCGGTCCAGCTCGGCCGAAACGGCGCGCGCGATCGCTTGCGGGTCCATGCCAGGTGCGGCGGTAATCTGGATCGTGTAGTTAGGTGCGGCCGCCGCCGGCGCAGCACTGGCAGCGCCTGGCGAAGCCTGGGGCGTCAGTACCGAACTACGGCGATCGATCGGAACTTGGTTGCCTACCTGTGGCGCGGCCTGGCCCAGCGGCGCGGCGAGCTGGCCGGCCGTGGCCATCTGCACCTGGACGCCTTGTGCCAGGTTTGTGCCGAGCTGCGCGGCCTGGGCCAGCGCCGGCGAGTTGAACGCGCCGGCCGCCGTCACGGCAAGGGCCAACGACGCCTTGGCTACCGCCGCTTTCTGGTCGTCGATGCCGATGGCCGCGCCCTGGCTGATAAAGCCGCCCAGCTCGCCAAATACGCGGCTAGGCGAGTGAATGCCCAGCTTCTCTTTGAACCAGGCGACGGCGCTTTCGCCAGCGCCTACGATCGCGTCTTTGACTGCGCCAAGGCGGCTAGTGATGCCGTTGACCAGGCCATCCAAGATATTCGCGCCGAAGGTCGAAAACTTCGCCGGCATTTCCACGCCAAACCAGGACATCACGGCCGCGAAGCCCTGGTAGAACAGGCCGAGCGGGGACCAGTTCAGGATAAGCGCGTTGATACTGCCTATGCCGCCGTCAAAGGTCGCCTTTACGCCGTCCCAAAATCCGCCGAAGAATGCCTTAACGCTGTCCAGGCCGCTAGAAATTCCGTTGCCCAGGCTAGTAAGAATATTCGCGCCGAAGGTCGAAAACTTCGCCGGCATTTCCACGCCAAACCAGGACATCACGGCCGCGAATCCCTGGTAGAACAGGCCGAGCGGGGACCAGTTCACGATAAGCGCGCCGATGCCGCTAATACCGCCGGCAAAGGCGGCCTTCACGCCGTCCCAAATGCCGCCGAAAAATTCTTTGATCGGTCCCCAAT